CATTAGGATCATAAGTAATACGAAGTCGCCCTCTATGGAAAGAACTAGCAACGCACACGAATCTAAAACGCAAAGAGCCTCTCCATAATCTAAACATTTGTCCAATATAAGCTAACGGAGGTAAACATAATTTTTGTGCTGATCCAACACCTGATCCAGGCAAATGCAAGGATGGTGTCACAACATAATTAATCAATGTGGTTTCCGGTGTGCGAATTCCAGTCCACGAAATTTGCCAATATAAGTTTCTTTTTCTATCAAAGATTTAATTAACATTTCATCTTTACGAGCTAAACCAACCACTGAAGGATCATGTGTGACTTCTTGTTTATCATCATATGTCAATTTATATATAGGATCATGCTGCGTTGCACTAGATAAATTAGGTATTGTTCTAGGAACCATGTACATCATATCACTAACTATCGCAGGCTTAGAAAAACCCAACGAAACCGCTATGTTTGTACCTAAGTTCAATAATTGTTGAGATGCTAAAGCGTAAGGTCGAATAGCAACAATTCTAGCTAACGCTCCAGCAACTTGTGCTAAAACTGATAATGGTTTAGAAATAACTCCATTACCATATTCATCTCCAGATTGTGGTAACAACCCAGGAATGTTTGTTTGAGTTGGAGCTCCAAAAACAACATTTTCTGCCCAACACATAACTGACAATGTAACAGAATCAGCAGAAGTTGCAGACAATAGCTTCAACGGCGACATTTCACCCAAAACAATCATTCCAGTCGACAAATGTTCACCTTTAGTTAAATCAAAAGAATTATAATGATGTAAATATGGCAACCGCAAACAACCTCCTTGATCTGTCGTTGGAGAGATATAAACGTGTGGCAACTGTGATAAAATACCAATACCAGAAATGTCGGTTATAGTAGTTGGTGTTATAAAAACATCATTGCCTGTGTTGGGAACAGCAGCAGCAATCCACCTTCCATAATGAAATGGACTACCATTGACCATAAAACGAAAACATAAATCACATTTAAAATTCTTAAAATTATTCATTCTATTAATAACTCTCTTATTGGAGAAAAATAATGTAGGATTAATAAAATCAAACAAAACAGGAGAAATTATAGCAGGAATAATTTGTTTAGAAAAAATCTTAACAGGACGAGACAAAAATTTAGATAAAGAAACAACGTCTGTATCAACGTTATAAAAACTATTGTCCAAATCTCTATCATAAGTCGCTTCGACATGCATAGTGTCATCACTAAAAGTTGTCAATACTTGTTGCGTCGAATGCTCCATATTTTCTTGTATAACTGGTAATGATAAATTACCAGATTGTGGAGAAATCTTTTGTTTTTTAACTCTTCGTGCAACGGAAAATGCATCTTGATACCAGTTTGTATTCGGAGGCGGCAACGTATAATCACCAACCTCGTAATATTTTAAATAAGCATCACGAAAAACCCTTACACTCTCAAAAGCTTCTAATACAACAGAACCATCATCATATAATAAATCAGGAACAACTGGAAAACTTTCAAAATAACCACAATATGGAAAAACTCCCGATTGCGCAGTTAATGGAGATAAATCGCTATCAGAATTGAAATCAAGTAAGTTATCATTTGGCTTATGCATAATACTATCAGGACTGCATAAACGACACGAAACTGTTGTCCAATATTGTGTTGCAGGTCCTGAACACGAGATTCCAGGAAACTGAGGGTGTTTGTGTTGTGCATAGCAGCAATTAGCTGGAATGTCTCGTTGCCTCCGGGATTCTTCGCTTAACGAAGAATAAGGAATCGGGCTATCCAGCCCTTCCGGTGGGGTTAAACCGGCTGTATACCCCATGTTGTTGTACAGCATTGACTTCGTGCCTGTACTTGCACCTTTATTTGTTTTGCTAAAGTAATGTTATAAAACTGGACCATTAACCTCATCGGGTCCAGAGTCGAAATATCCTAACTCAGTCTCCCAAACAAGCCTCCGATCATGACGAGTATCATGATCGTGGTAACCAATGTTTGGTTCTTTTAACACATACTTTGCACGCCATATTTCAGAGCGTTCAAAAAATGTTAAAAGGTAGGTCCGTGTAAATCTTTCCAACTTATTTTCTGAAACAAAAATTTCAACTTTCTGTCGAAAAGACTCGTATACCTCCTTCCCATGAGCAAAATGCTCTAACAATGCCCCATCAAGAACCTGACCAAACAGTTCTTCATTTGACAAAAAAGAAGAAGGTATTCCACAAGTAATAGATTTCTGTACACTATCTAACGATAACGCACCCAATGTAAACCCTATTTCAGGAATATACACAGAAGAACGTTTTAAAAAATCTACTTCTCGTGAGTTGTAAAAAGGAACGTGATCTCCCTCTTTATTCGGTGGTGTGTATTCAATGCCATAATCCAACAAAAATTTTGCTTTAATTTGTGCGTTGTACCATGTACACTTATCACTTACGGTTCCAATATCATCATCGCCATATGTCATCATATTTACCATAGTTCGAAAAGGCGGAACTCGTTTTCCTCCATGGGCTTGGTAATAGGCACATCTACTATTCAAACTATTTGCAGTGCTATTAACATAAGACGTCATGTTTTGACCACTAGCATTTCCGCGTGGCATTAACAATAAGGCACCAAAATATAAAACTGTAAAATTAGTTAAATCTGGTACCATGGAAGACATAATGTCTAAATCACTGTCAGAATAACCTATCATCTTCGCAATTTTCATATAAATAGCGTAAGAAGCTTGTGTGACGTTTAAAAATTCTTTCTGATCATAGCCTTTATAATCTCCCGCAACACAACGCTCCCTACCATGGGTTTCAACAAAATCTATAAATTGTTGCCACTCCAAACTATGACAATTTATGCCAATAGCACACTCACTTAACAAACTTAATTCTGACAATAATCTCGCAACAGGAAGCCAATACTTTCTGACCACAAGTTTAAAAGGAGTTCCGTTTCCAAAGAAAACTCGAACCTTGTCTTTACCTAATTTAACAGGTTCGTCTTTCAAATGTGCTTGAAAAATTGGATAACAACGTCTTCCATTCAGATATTCATTTTCCATACGCCCAACTTCCTCCCATACTGCAGGATTTTCGAAATCACGTTCCCCGTCAGCTCCAATTAAATAATCCTTGGTAGGACCTTTCAATGGAAAACCAGCGGCAGTGTTTGTCTTTAAAGCGTCTAGAAATCTAACACCGGGAACACCGTTAATGTTATCCTTGTTAGACAGCGGAACAATTTTAACCAACGTACCGAAACCTAGACGCTTAAGTTCTTTCATGATGGGCAAAACATAATCCAAAGTCGCCCATTCCAAGACGTGTAAAGGTGGTCCTACATTTTCACTTGCAAATTCTGTCAAATTTTTAGAAAAATGATACCATTTTGGTGGCTTATTCATATTGGGTGGTCCATGTTTAACCGTCATACCAAACCTCTCTAAAAACTTCAATCCTAGTTGTCTGTAAACGACTGAAGAATGATATTTGTGAGTTGCTCCTGCCGTACCAAAAACAGTAATGGCACATGTTTCAGGCATAAAATTGATAGGATGGTTAGGTGCTACGGCTTCTGCTATATATTGTGGAACGGAATTCTTAAAATGTGAACCGAATTGAATATCAACTGCTCCATCACTGCCACAATCGACAGCAGAAGCTAAGCGCTCCAATAACCATCGTTTCGCATTTTCAATTTCAGATCGAGTGACTGTTCCGGCACAGCCTCTTGGAGTATTAGCAATGCCACCCAAATGGAAACCAACAATGGACGTTGGTTTTGTATCACTGACCCAAACACCTGTGCACATTCCATTAAATGTGTTTCCATCAATAAGGTTATATCCATATCCTTCGAACTCACATCCTCCAGGTCGAGTGTCTTGTATTCCACTCTTAAGAAAAGCTGAAAACACACTAACCTTTCCTGTCATATCTCTAACAACCATACGAGCTGGCATATCTCGTTTTACACGTATCTCAGGAAAATGAGCAATAACATCCTTGCGTGGAACACAATCTGATATATAATATACACACAAATCCGTATTAGGAATGTGTTTATATGCTAACTCAGAAAAAGTTGTATGCTGAACATGACAATTTACGTTTTTACCATCAACATACTTTTCCCGTGAAACAATTTTTAAAGATTGATCATAACTACGTGAACATTCGTCCATAAAATGTTTGGGTACTAATACGAAATTTTGACTAATGAAAAATCCGTTAACAAACTTCGACCCGTTTACGATCAAAGCAATATTTTTCTTACAAATCTCCAATACATCATTAGCAACATATGTTTTCGGTGCAACAGTCTCTATTTTTTGTATCGGTATAGGCAACCAACAATTCGTTTGAGCTGAATTGAGCGTAACTTCCTCCATGGATAAAGGTGCTAAATTGCCTTGTGTTTCCAGGACAACTTTACTTTTAACCATTTGCCAAAAACTACGCAAAATGTAAACAACTAACAAACATTTAGCCGTAATCACACCGGACAAATAAACACCATCGTAAGTACCAAATCTACGACGAGCTTCCACCATAGTATAATGTCTAAAATAAGCCGTGTTCATGGAATAAACAATGTGACTAAAACTTACACAAGCGCTAAAAAATGTCGTAAACGAAACAATAGGCGAAATAAAAATTGGTAAAGCTAACAAAGCACCAACATAATTGCGTATATCAGTTAAATAACTCGCATCAAAATATCCTGCAATATTAGATAACAACGGAATAGAAAAATTTGCTAACGAATCGCTATACTTTTTCCATTGTTTGTTAATGTCATCAATTGACATGTGTGGAATATTTCTATTAAATTCTTTGTGAGGATTTGTGTCTTTGTACTTATTGCTCAAAAATTCGGCACTCCTCTAATTTGCTTTACAACTTCATTCTGAGTCCTACGGTGTTCTGTTGACATCTGCAAAATAACTTCATTACAATCCAAAATATTCCAAATCTTACTCGTACCATCAGCGTTAACAGCAATAGGTCTAAAGTCTAAACCAGCACGTCCACCGACGGACTGAGAATCTTTTGATTGAACATATTCCATTGTAATATCCCAAATATCTGGCATAATAATTTTCTCTTCAGGAGCTCCTTCCTCTCGCAAACGAGCAACAAATTCACTCACCTTTGTCTTATCTAACATAAAGTTCTTAGGATCTAAAGTGTCGTTAATTGCAAACTCCTTTTTTACTGAAATTCCTATAACCAAATTAAAACGTCTCAAAATGGAAACAGGCTCATTAGAATATAATCCTGCACACAACTCTTTAACATTAGTTGTTACGGCAACAACCTTCGGTGTTAAAGGAATCTTTCCTTTAGAACTCAAATCTGCCATAACAGGATATGCTGGAGTATTATTAATATACTCAATAATCTTCTCTAACGGGCTCTTTTTGGTGAATTCAATACTAGTATTACACATATCGTCCAACACAATGGCTTCTGTACCATATGAATAATTGGAAAAGAATTCGTCATTAGGATTAGTTACTTTACGTAACTCAAAATTAGGATCTCCTCCTTGACCAATAATGGACATAGTTGTGGCAATACTTGTAAATGTAGATTTACCAACAGATGATCCTCCGAAAACTAAAATACCAAACGGAGCATGACGCAATTGCCCACATAACATTAAACGGGTTAAAGTCACCATGCACGTTTCTATCTCTGTCCACTTACGCTTAACCAAACTAGCCTCATGCACATTTGACTTTGGCAAAGACTGATAAACATTTTTATAATATTCAATTAATAAAGCAGCTTTATTCCTAAAATCTACATCATCAACGAAAGGTGTAACTTCCCATGCCAAATCTAAAATAGCTGACCAATTAGACATAATGGAAACATGTAATTGAGCCATGTCGTAAGAAACTGTTGAATCGAACAACAAGGGGCGAAAGGACTTTTGCTTAAAACACATATGTCCGACGGTCAAAAAATATTCGGACATGTTGGCAAGTAAATCAAAAATATCAACTAAAGTTGGTCTTTGTTTTTCAACTGATTTCAAAAACCCTTCTTGAAAAAACTTAATGCCACAAATCTTAAATTGAATTCCTGATGCTTCACAACAACCAAAAGAAACCAACATTGAAAATAACTGAATGATGTATTTTAAAGCTGTCGATTTGCGCAACAACTTATAAAAATCAAACTGTCCCGATAAAAAAGACATAAATTCAGTAAAATTAAATGATTCTCCCTGTGGAGAAACTTGGTTTAACATAGCACCACTAACGTGTTCAAATAGAGTTTGAATATACGGCGATAACAATGAAAATCCTAAGGCCCTACCAGAATTGTATGTAATACACAAAAACTGTTGCATAGAAACGCTGTCTTTAACTGCTAACAAGTAACACGCCCAAATGTCAGCATTTTTGTATGACGGACACAAAGTATTATAAGCAACAACTAAATTTTGCCGAATAGGATTAAAAATAGCGTTTTCAAAATTATACATGTTTAAAATATGCATTTCCACGAAATATCTGCTATGCAAAATGGACAAAAAATCGCGAGAAAAAGCTTGTTGCTTAATAGAATCTGGACAATATTTCAATAAGAATGCAAAAGCAAATCTTGATGCATAAGAACTCGTCGATTTGGCGCAATTCAAAGAATAACCCAATCGCTTAATTTTATCACCAAAAAAAGTGATAAAC